CTACAGAGCGAAGGGGCAGCGGCGCAGTTGGAAGGTTCGACTGCCGCTCAAGCGAGACCACCTCGGCTGGTACATCGAACGCGCCCTCCTCGCCAAGTGGAAGCTCGACAACGATCTGTCCGCTGACCAAATCGACGGTGCTCGCGAGGGTCAATGCGCCGCTTAGGGGCCGTCGGTGTCCGCTCGTGTCACTGCCGATGACAAATCGGCGGTGATAGCGCTTCGATTCGCGCGCCGCTCGTGTCCGCACGTGGTCCTAGCGCAGTCTCCTAGGAAGCCTGCATCCTTAGGCTAGGCGCGCTTCCGCTCCCCGCCACCCCCGGGGATGACTTGGACGCTGCGCCGCTAACCACGTGGCGGCCCTCTCGCGCTCCAGGCGCGCACCGAAGGCCCGCGCCGCCCGCGCTGATGCGCCGACGGCGGCGGCCAAGCCCCCGGCGAACGTCGGCTCAGCACTTCGCGACCCGTCGCTCTGGGAGCAGTTCACGCGCATCGGCGGCGGGCTCACCCCGTACGACGTTCAGCAGATCATCCAGCAGGCCGACGCGGGCGACCCCGTCCGACTCGTCGACCTCGCGAATGAGATGCGGCAGAAGGACGCGCATCTTCAGGCCACGCTGTTCACCCGCGAAGCCGCCCTCGGCGGGCTGGAGTGGGAAGTCGTTCTCCCCGACACGCGCGGCAGGCCACGCTACAGCGCCAACGGCAGCCCCATCAGGGCCGCGGTAGGCGAGCAGCAGCGCCGATTCGTCGACGAGACGCTGCGCGCCCTCGACGCCCCTCGCGCCGAGGCCGACACCACGAGCTTCCGTGGCCTCCTCGCCCACGCAGCGGGCGGCGCCTACTACGGATGGGCTGTCGCTGAGTCGCTCTTCCACCTCGACCGCCGCGGCCGGCTCGTGCCACGCGGCTTCAAGTGCCACTCGCCGCGCCGGTTCGGATTCACCTCCGACGATGGCCACCTCGTCCTGCGCGACTCGACCACGGGCTTCAAACCGGTCGACCTGCGAGCGTCTTTCCCGCATCGCTTCATCATCTCGCAGCCGCGCATCACGGGCGACGTGCCCGCACGCGAGGGTCTCGCTCGCGGCCTCATGTGGCCGGCGCTGTTCCGCAACTGGACGCTCTCCGACTGGCTCAAGCTCGCCGAGCTCGCGTGGAAGCCGTGGCGGATCGGGAAGATCCTCAAGGGCGCGTCACCAGCCGAGAAGTCCGCGCTCGAGCAGACCCTTCGCGACCTGACGGCGGTCGGCGCAGCGACGCACACCGAGAACACCGAGATCCACCTCCAGTGGCCACAGGGCTCGAGTGGCAGCGGAACCAGCGGCCACGGCGACCTTCACGCTCGCATGGCCGCGGAGATCTCGAAGGCCGTCCTCGGGCAGACGTTGACGACGGAGCAGGGCTCCTCGGGTAGCTACTCGCTCGGGCAGGTCCACAACGACATTCGCAAAGACATCCGCGCCTTCGACGCCGCCCACGTGGCGAGCGTCATCACGCGCGACGTGGTGCGCCCGCTCATCGAGCTGAACTTCGGGCCCGGCGCACCGGTGCCGATCTTCCGCTTCGTGACCGAGGACATCGCCGACTTCGGGGCCATGGCCAACGCGCTCAAGACGCTCGTCGTAGACATCGGGATGAAGATCCCCGCGTCGTGGGCGCACGACCAGCTCGGCATCCCGAAGCCTGAGGAGGGCGATGAGCTCCTCGGCGTTCCCGTCGATGACGAGGCGAGCGAGCCCGACACGAACGACGTCGCTCCTGGCGACGCCGCTCCGCCGGAGCCGCCCGCGCCTGACGCCACCACCGAAGAGGCAGCATGAGCGACATCGCAACCCGCGACCTGATCCTGCGAGAGATTCGCGAGGACAAGCGCGAGGTCGACTTCGTTTGCTCGACGGAGACCATCGACAGCTACGACTCGGTGCTCCGCCAGAACTGGCGACTGGACCGCTACAAGACCAACCCCGTCGTGCTCTTCGCGCACGAGTCGCGCGAGCTTCCCATCGGGCACGCGACCGACGTCCGCGTCGTCAAGAAGCAACTCGTCGCCACCATTCGCTTCTCGTCCGCAGAGGCGAACCCGCGAGCGGAGCACGTGTGGCATTCGGTTCGCGAGGGCGCCCTACGCGGCATCTCGGTCGGGTTCTACCCGCACCGGGTGTCGGAGGAGGAGGTCAACGGGCGACAGATCCTCGTCCTCGACGATAACGAGCTCCTCGAGCTGAGCGTCACGCCCATCCCGTCGAACCCCGACGCACTCGCGCAGCTACGCCAGCGCGCAGCCGACGCAACCCGCGCCGTGATGCCGGCGCACATCAAGATCACCGCGGCCGATGGGCCGCCGAAGGCCGCCGAGCGCGGCGTCCAGGAGAACGACACCATGTCCACCGAGAACGAGACCGCCGCGCTCAAGGCCAAGCTGGAGCAGCGCGATGCGGATGTCGCCAGCCGCGACAAGGCCATCACCGAGGAGCGCGCCGCGCTCGCCGCAGCCCAGCGCGACCTCGTCGCGGAGCGCACCGCGCGCACCGCCGCCGAGACGCGCGCGAAGGCGCTCGAGGACGAGACCATCGTCCGCGCCGTGAAGGATCTCGTCGGCGTGAAGCTGACCGCGGCCGAGGTCGACGACGAGGTCGAGGCCGCTCGCGCGAACCTCGACAACTTCAAGAAGCGCATGGCGAAGCGGCCGGACCTCGGTCTCCGCGACGGCAAGAGCGCGATCGGCGACGCGTCCGACCCGCTCAAGGCCCGCGACGTCGGCGCCGACGACGGCGAGCGCGCGTTCGGCGACTTCATGAAGGCGATGAGCTGACGCGCTCGCCGGCGCGCTGAGCCGACACCGACGCGCTCCCCACCACCGAGCGCCGCCACCCACCAATCCCATCACCACGTCGCTCGCCTCGATGCGAGCGCGAAAGGGCGAGTTGCGCCCTGAGGAGTCTCTATGGCCGCTCGTCCCGCTTGCCGCCTCTCGAAGGCCAACATCACCTCGAAGTCCGTCGTCACTGCTGACGTCGACCAGTACCGCATGGTCTCGCTCAGCACTTCCGACTCGCAGATCGCCTACACGGCGGCCGGCGGCGCGGCCTACGGCGTCACGCAAGAGGCTGGCGTGGTCGGCAAGGTCATCACCGTTGCCGTCCTCGGCTGCGGCGAGACCACTCGCGTCAAGGTCGGAACCGGCGGCGCGACCCGTGGCGGCTGGGCCGTCGTGGTCGACGCCGACGGCCGCGTCGCGAACGCGCCCGCCCTCGGCGGCGGCATGGTCGCGAGGAACATCGTCGGCAAGTTCGAGGAGACCGGCGTCGCCGGTGACCAGGTCGGCCTGCTGCTCATCGCGTTCACCGGCGCCTCCGCCTGACGTCAGGCGGCGCATTCGGCGCCGCCATTCGCTCGCCGCGCTCCCTTCTCCACCGAGCGCGCGTCCCGTCCCCAGCTCCCCACAACCGACACACGCGCCCCCAGTGGGGAGCGCGAATGGGCGCGCGCGCCCGAAGGATCAACATGTCCACTTCGCTCGCCCTCGCACCCGAGCCGCGGTCCTTCGCGGCTGCGCAGCACGAGAAGTTCGTGCGCGGCTTCAAGAGCAAGCTCCACACCGACCGCGACTTCCGTCGTGCGCGCGCGCAGGACATGCTGCGCTACACGCAGCGGATCGCCGTCTCGCCCGGCACCGTGCACGCCGACAAGTTCCTCACCCAACTGTCGGTCGGCTACGTCAACGACGACTTCATCGGCGAGAAGCTGATGCCCGTCGTGAACGTGTCGAGCCGGTCCGACAAGTTCCTGAAGCACGACAAGCGCAACCTGCTGAACGCGCCCGACGATCTGTCGTCGCCGCGTGCGCGCGCGAATGAGATCGAGCTGACCTTCACCGAGGACAACTACTCGGTCAAGGACTACCACCTCCAGGCGTACGTCGACCGCATGACGGAAGCGAATGCGGACGAGGTGTACATGGAGCTGGTCAACATGACCGAGGCTCTCACCGAGGCGCTGGCGCTGAAGCGCGAGCTTCGGTACGCGGCGCTCCTCGGCGCCGCCGGCTCCTACGGCGCCAACACCGCGTCGCTCGCGACCGCGGAGTGGAACGAGGCCGTCACCCCGAACAACGACCCGCTCCCGACCATCCAGAACATCAGCGCTGGACTCTGGGCTGGCGGTGGCAGGACGCAGCTCGTCGGCGCGACGACTCAGCGGGTGCTGAACACGCTGATCAACAACACCCAGATCCGAAACCTCTTCCAGTACTCCACTGGCGGACTGGCCTCGCGTCAGCAGATCGCTGCCTTCATGGGCCTGGACGACCTGTACGTGACCAACGCGCGCTACGACAGCGCGAACATCGGCCAGGCGGCGAGCTACGCCACGATCTGGCCCGACGTCTTCATCATCGCGCGCGTGATGACGAGCCCGTCGCGGCACACCGCCGGCCTCGGCGCGACCTTCCGCTGGGCCCCT